ATGTAACAGTTTTATTAGACTCACCTTCTACTACAAGTGCAACTACTTATAAAGTTCAGTTTAAAGTATCAGCTAATGAAGTGTTTTTAAATAGAGATGGTAGTAATAATCAATGTGGTTTCACTACAATTACTTTATATGAGGTGGCAGTATAATGAAAGCTATATACGCATTGTATCAAAACGCAGTAACAATTAGAGAAGAAGAAGATGGTTCAATAGAAGTTACTGATAATAATGGTAATGAAATAGAAATAGATATGACACAAGTAAATGCTTGGGTAGATCCTGACGCTTACCAACAAAAAAGATTAGTTGAGTATCCACCAATGGCAGATTACCTAGATGGGATTGTAAAAGGTGATGATACACAAGTACAAAAATATATAGATGATTGTTTAGCAGTAAAAGCTAAATACCCAAAAGGAGATGAGTAATGGCTAACATAGTATTAACAGGCGATACCTCTGGAGCTATTACAGTTGCAGCACCCGCAGTAGCAGGGACAAACACAATTACATTACCTGCAAGTACAGGGACATTAGCTACGACAGCAACAGCAGGTAAAATATTACAAGTTGTTAGCGTCAACAAAGACTCTAGTGCAATGGCTTCAACAACATCATCTACTCCAGCTGATACTGGATTGACTGTTGATATAACCCCATCTGCAACATCTAGTAAAATTTTAATAGTTTATAACATTCATGTGTACATTTCTGGTGGTGGACTTGATACAGCTGTAACTTTTTTATTAAATAGAAAAATTGATAGTGGAAGTTTTTCGGTTTTAGCTGGTAGTGCTGATGTTTCTTCAGCACAGTCAGTTTATTTATATGAAACATCTTCAGGTTCAGAATTTATAACTAACTTTGGTGATAGTTTTGTTGATAGCCCTTCTACTACAGGTGCTTTAACTTATAAAGTAACATTTAATGCAAATGCTGGTGGTACTGCTTCTACTAATACTGCTAATACAAATGCAAATATTACTGTAATGGAGGTGGGTGTATGATAACAATAGATAAAGCAATACTATCTATAAATAGAAAAGCAGAGTTTACTTATTATGGAAATAATATTGATAGTATTATATGGAATGAAAATACAACACCAATATCTAAAGCTGACATAGAAACTAAAATGGCAGAACTACAAACTGCTTATGATAATAATGAATACCAAAGAAAAAGAGCAGCAGAATACAAACCATTAGCTGAACAATTAGATATGCAATACCATGATGTACAAGATGGAACAGAAACATGGCTCGATCATATAAAAGAAGTCAAAGCAAAGTATCCGAAGGGAGATGAATAATGTCAGTAGTTATTAATGGAACAAATGGTGTTACCTATAATGATGGCACTATACAAGCAACAGCTCCTGCACAAAAAAATAAAATTATTAATGGTAACTTTGCTATAAATCAACGTGGAGTATCTGGGACTGTTTCTTTGTCTGCTGGTGCGTATGGTCATGACAGATTTAAAGCTGGCTCTAGTGGGTGTACATACACTTTTGCTACATCTGCAAATGTAACAACAATAACTATTACTGCGGGTTCATTACAGCAAGTTATTGAAGGTGTTAATCTGCAAAGCGGTACGCACGTTTTATCATGGACTGGAACTGCACAAGCTAAAATTGATTCTGGATCTTATGCTGATACGGGTGTTACAGCAACCCTAACTGGCGGGACTAATGCAACTGTAGAATTTGGGACAGGTACAGTTACTAAAGCACAATTAGAAGCAGGTACTACTGCTACTCCATTTGAAAACTTACAATTCACTAATCAACTACAACTTTGCCAAAGGTATTACTACAAAAGTTATGCACAAAATTCAGGAACAGTTCCATTAACTTCTTCTGGATGGATAGGTTCTAGACATGGTATTGCGTACGCTACTAATAATATAGGTATGGATGTAAGATACCCAGTTATAATGCGAGCATCGCCAACAGTTACTATATACCATCAAGATGGCACAACACCAAATGTGTATGAAATACATACTGGTGTTAAAAGAGCGGTTACTGGCGTACAGTATGGCAATGATTCAGGCGTTTGGAATATTACAGCTAGTGTTGCAGATTTAGGCGTTACTGCCCATTATTATTTTCAAATGACAGCAATTGCGGAGTTATAAACATGAAAAATTATAAATTATGCCCTACAGATTTTGAAGGAAATCAAACTTATGTACATAGATTATCAGATGGTGCATTTATTCCGTTTGATAATTCAAATACAGACTATAAAGAATATTTAGAATGGGTAGCCGAAGGTAATACTCCAGAAGATGCAGATGAGATTACTACAACAAGATACCCAGAATAATGGACTGGCTTGTTGTATTAGCATCAATAGCTGGAGGGTTATGTAACTATAACACTAAGAAGCTATCAGGTAAGAAGCCTCGTGGCGGTCATATTAATTGGTTAGTTGAACGTAAGCGTGCTAGGTCTGAGCTATTCTTAAATATAGTTATTGCATTAATCTCAGCAAAATTTTTTGTACCACCACTGATAGAATCATTTGCATTACATCCAAGCCTTGGGCCTGCTATTGCATTTATCATAGGGTACTCAGGTATCAGATTGCTACCTGCTATAGAGAAAAAAATTAACAACGCTTTAGATAAGGTATTAAAGATATGAGTCCTCATGAAGAAATGTTAGCACACGAAAAACTATGTGCAGAAAGATATTCAACTATACATAAAAGACTTGATCGCATAGAAACAATGTTAAACAAACTTATATGGGGAGCGTTAGCAGGATTTGGAGCAATAGTTATTGCTGTTCTAATACATACAGTTACTATGTCAATATGAATGAACAAGAAGTTATTTTTTCATTTGCATTAGTATTATTGCTTACTTATTGCTATGTTATTATTTAAGTTACTTATAAAACTAATAACCCTACTATTAGTCTTACCTATATCCCCTACAATAGTTTTATTTGGAGTATATTTTACAAGATGATACAAACATTATTACCTTTAATTGGTACTGTCATTGATAGAATGATCCCGGACAAGAATGGTGCAACAAAAGCAAAACAGGAAATTGAAAAAACTCTTATTGATAATGCTGTTCAGCTTAACCTTGCACAAGCTGAAACGAATAAGATTGAAGCATCCCATCGATCAGTATGGGTAGCTGGATGGCGACCATGTTTAGGATGGGTAGCTGCTTTTGGTTTTGCTTGGCTCTTTGTGTTATCACCATTACTGCAATGGATACTGGCAATAACAGGAACAGACATACCTATGCCTCAGTTTCAAACCGATGTGTTGCTTGAACTAACATTAGCTATGCTTGGTTTATCTGGTCTTAGAACTTTTGAAAAGTTAAAAGGTCTTACGAAGTAAATGCAATTGACTCCCCATTTTAGCTTAAATGAGCTAACTCGATCTGATACAGCCAAACGATTAGACATACGAAACGAACCTAACGATGTGCAAATTGCTAACTTGCATACTTTAGCTGAAGGTCTTGAGCAAGTAAGAACTAAATTAAATAGTAATCCCATATGGGTAACGTCTGGTTTTCGTTCAATGGATTTGAACCGGGTAATAAAATCTAAAGATACTTCATACCATACCTATGGTCTTGCAGCAGACTTTACTTGTCCAGGCTATGGTGATGTCCCTCAAGTTATGCGTACACTAGCTAACAGTTCTATAGAGTTCGATCAATTAATTCTTGAGCATGGATCGTGGATACATATTGCATTTCCAAAAGGAACAGAAAAACCAAGAAGGCAGATGTTAAATATTAACAATGATGGTGTATTTTTTTATGAGTAGAATTTTTTTGCTAACAATCTTGTTATTGCAAGGGTGTACTTATTTTATACACAATGAGTATTATCAGTTTATAGATCGAAGTAAAACTATATATGATGCAGGTGCGTATGTTACTGATAACAAATCTAGTACAGAATTATTACTAGAAAACCTTAAAGATAACAAGGACATATGATATTCTTATAGTATGAGTAACTATAAATCTGTATTAGTTATATCAGATCTGCATATTCCTTACCATCATCCTGATGCGTTTGCGTTTTTATCTGCGTTAAAGAAAAAATACAAGCCAGACCTAGTAGTAAACATCGGTGATGAAATCGATCAACACGCTATTAGTTTTCACAATCATCATCCTGACCTAAAGTCACCGGGCGATGAGTTGCGTGCAGCTAGAAAGTACATACAGATATTAGAGAAAATTTTTCCTAAGATGACGATAGTACATTCTAATCATTCATCATTAGTGTATAGGCGTGCAGTTGCACATGGATTAAGCTTAGAATATTTAAGGTCATACAATGAGTTTCTTAACGTAGGTGATGGATGGCAATGGGTAGATGATTTAAAGATTACTTTATCGGATGGTCAACGATGTTTTTTTACGCATGGCATGGCTGCTGATGTTATGAAGGTATCGCAACAATACGGATGTCATACAGTGCAGGGCCACTATCATTCTAAGTTTAGTATTGGTTATTACTCTAACCCGGATAAATTAGTATGGGGCATGCAAACAGGATGTTTAATCAATCAAAAAGAGTTAGCTTTTGAATATGCTAAAAACTTTAAGTCACGATTTATTATTGGGTGTGGAATGATACTTGATGGTCAACCCAAACTGATGCCGATGGTTTTAAAAGATGGTGGAAGATGGATCAAGAAAATAGTATAAACGAAGCCGATGCAAATCAAGCAGAAACTTTAGATAAACTTGCTGGAAAAAAGATTTGGAACGTAGAATTGCTAGAAGATGATGAGCAATCTATGATTAAAATATTTTTTTCTGAAAATGAGGATGATTATTTACTCATTCACTGCGAAGGTGCAGATTTATATCTAGTTGAGCCAAAACCTAAGGCTATACACTAAAAACGACCTCACACAAAGCTCTCTAACGCACGTTCTTTACCTACTTGAGGGGTTACTATCAGATTATAACAAAGTATTTACCACGAGCCTTGTGACAAGTTTAACGGGTATACATTAAACTCTCAAGTTCTCAACACAATGTTTTAGACCAATTCTAAAAATATTGCACTTGAGAGCCAATGTAACTGATAATTACTTTTGATCCTCTATTCTTTTTCCTATCCATCTCATCACAGGTACGGCCATAGAATTTCCCATAGCTTTATATCTGTGACCATCAGGACAATTTTCTTTAATGTTTGTATATCCATCAGGAAACCCTTGCAATCTTTCACACTCAATCGGTGTTAATTTTCTTACTGCCATGTTAGTCTGCATAACTCCATCACACCTACCTCCTTGACCACCACGAACCAAAGTACCCATTTTGTTTACATTTGGATTTAACTCTGAATCCCAAGAAATAGGGCTGTGTGCTACTGCTGGTGTCTTACTTTTATCTAATGTAGGAGTAATCCTATAGGCAATAGGATTATTTAATACAAAAGGAATGTTACCTCCACCAGATCCCCATGTTGATGTTACTGTTTGGCAAGTGTCACCCATTTCTTTAACACGACTATCAGATGGATGGTTCTCAAACACTTCAGGAATTATTTTTTTTGTGCTACTTGCTCTAATGCCAATTTTAGTGTCTTTGGGAGTGTCTTTCCTCTTTTTTCTGCTCTCCTCAATATGCCTTGACAAGCTTTCTGGCTCAAATAATACTTCTGCGGCAGGTCGCCAATTTCCAAGATGTCCGACAACAAAGACTCTTCGCCTTCGCTGTGGGACTCCGAAGTTCTGAGCATCAAGCACTCGGTAGCTGAACCCATACCCGAGTTCGCC